AGGTTAAATGTGCTTACGCAAATCTTAGGTTTGCTGAAGTTACAGCAACTTTACCTAAGTAGTCAGCCGCATTACCAAGAGATGATGCAGTGTTTGTTAACTCTACATAACCATATCTTGTCATGAAACTTACTACTGGCTCAAAAGTACCTGGATCAAGTACAACACCGCTTGACATTAAAGGAATGTATGGGCAGTAGAACGCTGCTGCGTCTGATTCACTTGAACCTTTGTAACCAATGATTACATCGTCTGATGTAGCATAACCATTAACGTAAACTTTCATTGCACTGTTTAAAGTTCCTACAAACTTAGTGTTTGTTGGTGCTTCAAAAGTACCTTCAGTTGTACGAGCAAACGCAGAAGTAGTTGCAGATTGTAACAGTGTTAAAACTGTTGGTGAAACAACAGCCCAGTTACCTGCGCCTCTTCTTGTACGCTGTGCAATCAAGTTTGCAACTCTGTTGATTTGAACAGCAAGTGCTGCGTGTTCGTCACCAACGAAAGTAGCAGTACCAGATACTGCACCTTGGTCGTATGTTAATGCGGCTGTACCAGCCAATGTTGATAAAGAAGTAATCACTTCCTGATCGATCTCAGCAGTAATTTCTTGCGCTAACGCAGCCATTACTTCTGCTTCAATATCGATCCCTTGCTGTGCTTGTGCATCCTGAGCAGCCTCAAAAGTCCAGCGAGCTGATAACTTACGAGTTTTTGCTTCAACAGTTTGCTTCAAGATTTGAATTGACAGTCTGTTTCCTGCTTCACCTTCTAAAGATGCAGTAGAACCAGCCTTGATGTCATCATTTCCTGAATAACCTTCAGCAATTTTGAAAGGTGATAATGCTTCTTCACCTGCAGTAGCACCAGTTCCAGAACTTGAAGTGAAGTCATCTGCATAACGTACTCTTAAAGTATGGATCTGTCCTACTGGTCCAGTCATTGGTTGAACACCAACTAATTCATTTGCGATGACAGTTGGCATTACACGTCTGATAACTGGTAAAATGACGCGATTTAATGTTGCGACGTTGCCGGCCGAAGTAGCACCTGCTGTAGCACTCTCTGACAAATACTTACGGGTATTTTCCAGAGTCGTTGCCATAACAGTACGCTTGTTACCTTGAAGACCTTCTAAAAGGGCATCTTTGGTTTCTGACCAGCGTGACTCTAATAGTTGTGACATATTTGTTCTCCTTAAACTTTTAGTCCCGCAAGCCTGCGGATGTCAAAAATCTCAGCGGTTTTTTGCTCTGATCCGCCGATTGCTTGTGCCTGTGTTTTATCGCCTGTTACTTCTTTGCCTTCTGTCAGCGCCACCTTTTCTTTCTTAGGTACATTTCCTTCCATTACGGCAGAAATATACTTGTCAAAGGTTGCGTGTAATTTATCTGTCTGCACAGATTCTAAAAGCTCGCTCATAACTTCCTGCTTATCTTTAGAAAGAGGTGACATCAATTCTGACATTACTTCTTTTCTTTCTGCAGAGTCATTCATGCGAGCGATTTCAGTCTCTTTGCTCTCAACCAACTTCTCGGCTTCAGCCGCTTTGGCTTCTGCTTCTTTAACTGCTTCTTCTTTTTGTTTTACAACTTTAAGAAGTTTTGCTGTTTCAGATTTTTCATTAAGATGGCTAGTTGCATATTCGCTTGCAAAACTTTCAAAAATTCTGCGACCAAAATCATTTTTGCGTGCAGCCTCGATATCTTCTTTTAATTGAGTCATTTCAGAACGCAGTCCTTTTGAAACTGTTTCCTGAATTGCTTCAGATGCTTTGTTGATAAAGTCTTTCTTAACAGCCTCAAACTTAGCCTTGCTATCTCTAACAAGTTTAACTTTTGTTTCTGCAAGATCCTTTTTATCAGCATGGAATTCTGCGATTTCTTTCGCCAATGAATTCACAATAAAAGATTCTAACTTGGCAACATTGCCTGCTACATTCTTACGATCTTCACGAAGTTCACCTAGTTCCTTTTTCAAGTTGTTAAGAATGAACGATTCCATTGCTTTAGAATCTTTTTTCATTTTCTTAGCGTACTTGGCTCTAGCCTCAATAAGTCCTTGACGGTCTTCAGCAAATTCAGATAATTCAGCAGTAATTCTGTCTGAAAGCATCTTGTCTACTGCTTCAACCATTGCAGTTTTATCGTGCTCATACTTCTGTGCAAATTCTTCACGTAATTGTGTAGAGATTTTGTCACGGTTTTCTTGAACAGCAGTTTCCCAAGCGGATTCAATCTCCGACTTAGTTTCTTCGGAAATCACATTGTTTTCAAACAATTGTTTAACAAAGTCTAGCATGTGATATTCTCCTTAAGATTTAAGACCTTGAATTAAATTTTTCAAGCTCTCTGCTATATAACGTTGTGCCTGTATGTCGCCTTGGACTTCTTTTGCTACTTTAAATGCCTCGTAACCACCTTTATTATTCATAAGGTGTTCATAAACTGGTGTTGGATAGGCGCCTGGCGCACTTGGTTGTGCAACCACATCCACTGTGATAATTTCGAAACCTCCAACATTACCACTTGGATCAACTTCGCCTGAACCTCGACTAGAAACTCCTAATTTAACTCCCGACTCCAACATGGTCGAAACTAATTGACCCATTGGAGTTGGAAGCATTTTAAGTTTTCCGTAGCCGTTAGGACCGTCCATCCACATTTTTGTAATCATGTGTGATACACGGTCGAGGTTGATGCGTAAATCTTGAGGATGATCAACTTCACCTAGCACTGAATACCCCCCAGAAATCTGTTCATTGAGCGTCTTGACAGCCCTATCAATTTCTTTCGAAGAATAAACACGTTGATTGGCATTACGAATGTCACCTTGGATACAAATACCACTTAGGTGTAACGTTTTGCCATTCTCGCCTTCATCACGTTCAACGACGATTTTAGCCTGATCGAAGCTCAGATGTTCTTGTAGGTTAGTTTTCAACCTTGTTCTCCCCTATTATCTACGACCACGGAAAATTGATTGCTTGTTATCAGCGTTCTCAGCAGCGCCTTTCTTCTCTGCACCATGTCCTTTTTCGTTTGACATTTTTGTAGCGCCTTTTGCACCTGGAACGTTTACGTTTCCTGCATTATCTTCTTTAGGTGTAATATCTGCTAAACCACCGTCATTTTTGCCTGACTCTTCGCCACCTGCTACGATGTTTGCAGTTGTTCCACCCATGTCATTTTTCATGTTGTCAACTACGCTTTTCTTGTTGTCAGCACCTTCTGCAGAGCCTTTTGTTTCAGCACCGTGTCCGCCTGCTACTTTTTCAACATATTCGCGCATTGTTGCTAATTCAGCGTCGCCTTCTGGGTCTGCAGATGCTTCAGGAGCAAAAGTTTCTTCTTTTTCTGCATCCATATCCATCTCATCGCCTTTATCTTCGCCGTCATCGCCTTTAATTTCGTCGAATTTTGCTTGAAGTTCATCAACAATTGAATCTAAATCTTGGAATAACTCTTCTGGCTCTTTTTCGCCTTCTTCGTCATCACCTGTGATGTCTGATTCTAGATCGTCTGTAGCGTCACCGCCCATTGGATCCATTTCGTCTTTATCTTCGTCGTCTGCTTCAATAGCAACGTCTTCGAATTCTTCGTCAACTTCTTCGTCTTTTGAGGATTCGTCAACTTCTTCATCTTTATCAGATGCTTCGTCTACTTTATCTTCTTCAGCGTCGTCATCTTTAGATGCTTCGTCTACTGACTCATCTTCATCTTTATCAGATGCTTCGTCAACTTCCTCATCTTTTACTTCTTCTTCAATAAGGTCTTCGTAAATTTCTCTTGATTTTGCTACCACGTATTCGTGGAATAATTCTTCTGCTTTTGCAGAATCATCATTTACTAAATGCTCAAGCATTTGTTCTAATGTTGTTTTGTCTGCCATTGTATTCTCCTATAATAATTGGTAAGGCTGTTTGTTACTGTATTTACACTTTGCTTATAAAATTGGGGTAAAAAGGGTGTTTTTTGATTCATTTACTATTGATATATAGTTCCTTCGAAGGTTTTGCCAAAATCTTCTACAGAAACATGTTTTATGTTAGGATATTGCGGTCCTAGCCTATCAGGAATAAATGCACCAGTAGTTATGACCCTATAAAACGTGGTATGCGGAAATTCTTTAATGACTTTTTCTGTTTGTGCTAGCCAATTACCAAAAAAAGTAGCAGAATCTGTGCTTTTTTTGTAATTATATGTATCAGCATACACATTATTAAATTTTCCTTGCAGTCCTTGATAGTCAAAACCGTGGATATAAATGTTTTTATGTCCGTTTTTTGCAGCAAACCATAGTGCTGTAGGCCCACTACTCCATCCTTTATGTGGATTAAAAAAGTTTATTTTTTTGCGATCTTTAATGCCTTTATTAGGATTTGTCCACACAGTGCCTTTGTCTGCATAGCCAGAATCTATTAATTCGTTGACCATTTTTACGTCAACAGCAATCAAATAATGTGGATCAAATTCTCTGTATTGAGCATTACAGCCATATACAGTGCCTATGTTTAAAAGGGATTCACAATTCACATGAAGTCTGCTCTTGCCGTTGCCAAGAACAAATGCTATGTCTTTGTGTACAGATTTATTTTTATTCTTCTTGCTCAACTGGTGTTCCATACATTTGGCTGATGAAACCCGCTTCGCTTTGTTTTTCTGCTTCGTGAGCTTCTGCTTGTAGGCGCAGTTGATTAATTTGACCCAAGGTAAGTTTTATTTTTCTAGTATCGTCTAATTCAACAACAGAAGAATCCTTGGCGTTGTCGTATCTACGATCAACAGCAAAGTCATTTATCTCATCGTTAAAATAAAAAAATTCTTTTAGAAGCATACTGTATTTATTACTGTGCAGGAGTTTCTGCCCCAGCATCTCCTCCTGTTGGTTCTTCAGCCGCCGCTGCCATATCTGCCGGTGCTTCGGCTTCTTGTGCTTCGGCATCTGCTGCTATGCCGCCTGGTGTAATGCCTGCTCCGCGTAATTCGCCGGCTGCATCAGCGTCCACACCAATAAGATTTTCACCGTTTTCTTCACGCCACAATCTTTCGTTTTCTTTAATCTCTTCTTCAGATAATCCTAAGTAACGTTTTAGTGCAAAACGTTTTGACAAATGCGGAACTTGTTGTAGTGTTCCAAAGATATTTGCTCTAGTTGTATCTAACTCTGCTTGTCTATACGCTGCAAAGTTTTGTGGTGGATTAAATTTTAATTCAAAAAGGCTAGGATCAATATTGTATCCGTTTGATGTTAACCAAAATTTAAATTCATGATCAAAAGATTCAACAATGTTACTTTGCAATCTTTCACAGTATTTGTTAAATCGTAATTCTTGAATGTATGCAGTTCCTACTTTGCCATCTGCTACAGTGTTTGCTTGCTCATCAATTGACGTTGGCAAGTAACTTGAAGGAATACGCAACGCTCTAAACAGTTTATTTGTGAAATAACGTAAATCTGTTATTTCGCCAAGGTTAGTACCGCCTGGTAATGTTTCAACTTTTGAACCTCTACCTTCAGCAGTTTGTGGAAAGAAATAATCTTCGTTAGTAGATAGTGGATTGTAACTAGCATCAATAACACTGGTTCCTCCACCTGTCGAACTAGGAATACGTCTTTGTTGTATTTCATTTTTAACTTTTTCAACAAAGCTCATTGCCATGTGTGCAGGCATGTTACCTACATCAACATAAAAAATTCTTCTTTCTGGAGCACGTTGAATTCTGTAGATAATAATTGCATCTTCTAGTAATTCTTTTTGCTTGTAAACTTTAAACACACTTTCTAATAACGAATTACCAAATGGATAATTGTTGTCTAACCCTTCTGATAGACTGATATGCATAATATGTTCTGCATCTACAGTAACTTCGTTTTGCTGATTTTGAAATCTTGTTCCTGGAGGTTGTGCAGCAGTTCCTACCATACCTCTACCAAAGCCACCACCGCTTGTGTATGATGATGTTCCGCTTGGACTTGTGTTTGTTGTTCCGTGCGGTGTAGTTGCTACAAGATTTTTAAAATTAAAATTAATATCTTTTATAACATACTGCTCGGGAAGTTTTCCTTCGGATTCGTTAACAATAATTTTTGAGACTTTTGCTTGATCCACATATAAAAGTTTTTTAGTTTCTGGATCGCGCATGAAAAAACAATCGCCATATTTGAATACATTCCTTACAATTCTAAAAATTCTATTTTCGAGTTGTTGTGTTTTACACCACTTTTGTAATGCTTCTTTTAATAATTTTGTTTCAACTGCTGTTGGAGCGTTTCTAAAAAAACAATGGAAAGGTGTAGCATTTTCTTTATCTTTACCTGTGCAAAATTCTGCCAAAATATCTAATGCTGCGTTTACTTCTGAATCCATGTCCATAGTATCGTACTGCATGTATTTTTCAATACGATTAGGACTACCTGCATATACATCAGGCAAATAAGATGAATAATTGGATCTAGCAGGACCTGGACGGCCGCCACCACTAATTGGACTGTATGAACCTGATTGATTCTCAGTGTTTACTGGTGTAAAATATTTTTTCCAACTCATAACTTACCCTTTATTATACATAATTATGCAAGATTTGTCAACCATTATCCTACAGTATATGCATCGTTACCCATATTTTGTGCAACACCAATGTGTTTCTGTTGTAACGAATTACTTAGTCTAGTCAATCCTACCAACTCTTCTATGTTACTATTTAACGATAACATAATTTCTTCTGGTGTTTTCTTGGTTTGGGTTGCCTTAGATAATTCATCCTCTTTGGCTTTTTTCTCTTCTTCTTGTTTTTTGTTTTTCTCTTCTTCTTTCTTTTTGGCTTCTGTTTCTTTTTCTTTTTCTGCTTCTAGTTTTTTCTGTTCATTATTAACATCAGTTTTGTTTGTGGTTCCTGCTGTACCTTCTGCATCTTTGATATCAGTGGATGACGAATCTACCGGAACACCTTCTGCTTCTGCACGTTTTTTGACTAATGCTAAATCTCTTTTTAACTGTTCAATTTTCTCTTTTGAATCTTCAATTCCTTTTGATTCTCTGCCCCAATACTCATTTTCGCCAGACATACTTCTGTCAATTCTAGCCTGTTCTTCAGCAATCTGCGCTTCAAGATCTTTGATAGTATCTTCGCCAGCAATTGCTTCACCGATGGCTTCACCGGCCATTTCTCCACCTTTACTGCCTGCCCAATAACCTATTGCACCGCCAATTAGTCCGCCAATTGCTGTACCAACAATAGGAACCACCGATCCCATGGCAGCACCTGCTGCTGCACCTGCAAGTGCGCCACCACCACCGCCTACAGCACCTCCAATTGCTTCTGATTTGTCAACTGTTGCTTCATTGCCGGTAATTTCGCCTGCTTCTGCTTTTTGATTTGCTTCCGATACTCCTGTGTAACCTTCATACGCACTCATAAGCACTGCAAGTGGACCAAATCTTCTTGCTACGCCTTTGGCAGCGCCTTTGGCAATTTGGGTTTTTGAGGCACCACTACCGGCCAATTTAGAACCTACAGCGGCTTTACCTGCTTTGCTGGGTCCGCCCAGCATGTTAGAACCTGCTGCTAGACTCATGCCTTTTAGTGCTGCTGTTGCAAGTAGTGCTGCACTGTTAAATGCAAGTACTGTTCCTGCTACAAGTTCAAAATTATCAGCCGCTAGTTCAACTGCTTTTGGCAAATATTCTACAGCCATGTCTGCTGCTGTATTAAAGACTTTTTCTAACTTAGATAAATCAATAGATGCAAGTGCAGTAGTCATCTCGATTGATTTTTGATTAATATTCTGTTTGAAGTTCTGTACTGTAGCCGGGTCAATAAGATCTGGTAATGGTTTTTCGCTAATCTCTTTTAGATTTTTTTCATTTTCTGCAAGAGTTTCTTCTAGAGTTTTTGTTCTGGCTGCCATATCCATCACACCTATGATGAAATCGTTTGCCGCTGGATCAAATTTACCTAATGTTTCTGCTAACGGACTGTTGGCAAACTCCTCTGCTTCTTTTTTGTATTGAGTGGTAAAGTTGTTCATTTGCTCAGTACTTAAAGTACCGTTGTTTTGCATCTGTTTAAACAACTCTTGAGCACTACTACCTGATTGTTTCAAGTAAGCCATTACTTCGATACCAGCATCAGTAGTTGCAGTACCTGTGGCTAGAATTTCTTTAAGACCTGCTTGGTGTTGCTTAGGAATACTATCCATCAACGCCTTCATATTTTTCTGGCCTTCGTCGTCCAGTTTGGACATCATAATCCTGTACTGTGCGTCAGCCTGTCTAGCGTCTTCCTCTGCTTGTAATGCTTCTTTGCTCTTACCTGTTAACTTACTAACAGCATCTAAGTTCTTCAAGTATGCATGTGTACCTTCAATTAACTGTGCATCAGTCTTGCCTTGCAGTCTTCCATTCCTTGCCAACATTTTAGAATAGTCTGCAAATCCTTCGTTGATATCTGCTGTACTAAATCCTAATCTTGCAAGGTCTGCTGCAAGTGGTGTGTTTCTAATGTCCTTACCAAGTTTTGCTAAACGTTTAGCACCTTCGGCTGTGCTACCGCCTAAGAACATTAATGCTTCTGAATTATTTTTTATTATTCCTGTATATTCACTTAATGATAAACCTGCTTCGCCTGAGGCAGTTAACAGGTCTCTCATGTTACCACCAAAGTTAGCACCTACTGAACTTGCTTCTAAGAATGCCTGGTGTGTTTGGTCAACTGCGCCTGCTACTGGTCCAAATACACCTTTGATAACATCGCCAACTCCCATAGGAATTTGGCCTAATGCACCTACAGCACTACCAATAGAGCCATCCATGCCACGCACAGCATCTGCGGCGGAACTTACTTTACTAATTAAATTGGTAATAGTATTGGCTGCTTTTTCTGCGTTACGAGAAAAGTTTGTTAATTTAGCCTGCGCTTCTTCATATGCTTTAACATTTTCTTCAACTGACCTAGTTTCTTGCTCTTTTGCCTTGTATGATCTTATGGTACTTTGGTTAAACTTTTTGCCTGATCTGACTTGATCTTGGGTAGTTTTGGCAAGGCCTTCCATTGCCTTTTCAAATTCTGCATGATTTTTGAATTCTGATTTGGCTTTAGCAGCAACAACTTGCATTGCTCCTAGTAGTTGTTTTAGTGTGGCTTCGGTCGCGGCATTATTCAGAACTATCTCTTCTTGTCCAAAATTACCTGTTACTTCAGCCATTTACCATTTCCCCAGAAATATACGCATATAAATACAATTGTGAGTATGCATTAATATATTATTTATCGGAGATAAAAATGGACGAAAACAAAGAACTACCAAAGGTAGACATTACAAGGAGTGCTCCAGCACCTAGCAACGGCGATGCTGCTGTTAGTAGCAGTCCTTTATCTGCCTATTATAGACAACCTAAAATTTATGTAAGCCTCCCTAGTAAAGGAGCGTTTTACAGTAGTAACGCACTTGATAAAAGTGAAGATGGAAAATACGCTGTATATTCAATGACAGCAAAAGACGAGTTGATGTTTAAAACGCCTGATGCGTTACTAAGCGGACAATCAACTGTGTCTGTTATTAACAGTTGTATTCCTTCTATTAAAGATCCATGGGAATTACCTACAATAGACTTAGACGCAATTTTAGTTGCAATTAGAATTGCTACATACGGAGAAAACATGGACATTGATACTGAATGTCCTGCTTGTAAAGAAGAACAGCGTTACGGTTTTGATTTAACAAAATATCTAGAAGAACTTGCACAGTTTAACTACCAAGATACATTTGTATCCGGTGAACTTACTTTTCATATTCGTCCATACACATACAAAGAGTTCACAAAGAAAACACTTGCAAGAATAGAACAAGAAAAAATCTTCAACATTATTAATGATCAAGATATGCCCGATGAAGAAAAAGTTGATAGGTTTGGAGTTAGTTTTGTAAAGTTAACAGAACTTACAGTTGAGTCTGTAGCAGATGTTGTTAGACAAATTGATACTCCGCAAGGTTCAGAAACAGATCCTAAGCAGATACGTGAATTTATTCTTAATGCTCCAAAAGAAATATTTGAAAACTTGCAGCTCAGCCTAAGTAAAATGAAAGCACAGTTAGATTTAAAAGTAAAAAATGCTACATGTGATAAATGCGGTCATACATTTGACATAAATGTCACAATGGATCAAGCAAATTTTTTCGGAGCAAGGTCTTAAAGTTATCCTTGCCGGAGATCTTGCAAGAAGTAAAAAAATTAGATAAAGAGGCGAGGACAATCAAGAAGGAAGTCTTGAAGATGTGCTGGTATATGCGAGGCCTCAGTTATACCGAAGGAATGCATCTTGGTCAAGAAGAACGTGAAATTGTCGCTGAAATAATTAAAGAAAATTTAGAAACTACTAAAAAAACTCAACTACCTTTCTTTTAGGCTGCTAGTAATTTTTTAGCGGCTTCAATCTGTTCTGGTCTTAACTTTTTAATTTCTGCTGCTAGAGAATTTATGTTAACAGGTACTGCTGTTCCGTCTGGTGTAGTTGTAGCATTTCCGCCTTGATCACCGCTTGTTGACGCTGTATTCGTGTCTGTAGCACCGGTATTGTTTGGATCTACTTGATCTGTTTTTTGTGCAACAACTTCTGCATTCTTTTTATCACGCATTTCTTCTGCGCCGCCTGCACTAAGTCCGGCGCCGCCGTCTACTACTGTTTGTGTTTCGCTGTCAACTACGTTGTATTTGGTTTTGTCTTTTGGATCCTGCACCATAATAAACTGTTTGTCTTTTTCCTGCACACCGGGTGTAGTTAGATCTGAATCTACAGGAGTATCATCGCCTGGCGCTGATCCGCTATCTCCTGCTGTTGAATCTGTAGGAGCATCTGCATTTGTTTCTGCATCTGCTGCATTATCATCCTTGTCAGCATCTGGAGCATCTGTTGCTGCTGGAACTTCAATCTTCATTGAATCATATGTTCCTTTGATAACATCATCTGCTACACCTAGTCCTTTAATTATGTTGTATACTTCTGCACTGTCTGTAGGTGATCCTGCTTTTTTCCAAGCACTCATTAATTTTTCTGCTGTTACTTTTGTAGTAACCTGTTTTGCTGCACTTTTAATACCGCCGGCAACTGCTTTAGCACCTTTCTTTAATGCCCCACCTAGAGCACTTATTCCGCCTTTGTCAAATTCTGTCAGTGCTTGTTTTCTATGATAGTGTGACACTGCATCAAACACACTTTCAAACATCATTTTGTTTTCTAGCATGTGTGTGTTTACACGTTCAACTCTGTTGAACAGCATGTAAATCTGTCCTTCAGAAAGTCTTTTAACTTTGTAGTCTATAGATTCTTGTGCTGGTTGTGCATTTGCCGGAACAACTTTTTTGTCTTGCATTGCCGTACTCATTGCAACCGCTGTTGCTGCTGCACCAAGACCTTTTGCAAGATCCTGTTTAAAGGTATCAACAATTGTATCAATCCCTGCCTTAGAATCACTCGCTTCGCCACTGTATTCGCTTAAGAACTTTCTAAATTGGTCTATATCTTCATCTGACAAATTTGCGCTGTCTAGTTGATCCCACATTGGGTGATTAGGCATTGTGCTAACACTGTTGACAACCATTACAGGATTGCCGTCTGCGTCAACACCTTCGATAGAAACTTCACTGGTAAAATTAATTGGTGGCTCAATTCCGCCAACAGTTGAACTTATTTCTGATTTAAATGTGTCACCAACTTTGATTTCTGTACCATCTGGCAGTGTAGTAGAACCAAGTGTTGGAGTATCTCCTGTCCAATTTGTAGCAAGTTCTTTGTTAGCAGAAATTTCTGTTCCCATAAACTTAGCATCAGCCATTGCTTTTTCCATCTGGAACAATTTTTGCACTTGATCTACATCAAGTCCTTTTGATTCTGCCCACGCTTGTACTTCGGGAGAAATGTTTGGTTCAGTGTCAAAGTTTATACCTGCATCTTTTAATTGATCAGATGTAATAGTTTCTGCCGGAACAGTTTCAACAGTATCACTAAATGTCTCGCCGTCTGCACCTGGGCTAGTAGTTGTAGACTGATATGTAGTTGTATCTCTTGCTAGATCCTGACCTTCTAGTCCAGCATAATCAGCAAGTGCATCTCTACCACCTAGTTCACCAATTTTCTTTGATGTTTCTGAAAACTGTTGCATTATAATTTCACGTTCTTCAGCGGATACATTTTTTGCTGCTGTTTCTAGTGCGTTTTGTGTTTTAAGTAAATCTTCAATTGCTTCTGGTGATACGTCTTCAAGGCTGGTTGCACCCATTGCTTCTAGTCCGCTAACATCAATTGTTTGTCCGTCACTGGCAATAATTGCCTGTGAAATATCAGGGTCAATAAGATCGCCAACTGCTTGTATTGCTCCACCAGCAAGAGCACCAACTGCACCAGTTTTGATTGACTTACCAACTGCTGTTGAAAGTTCTTTACCTTGTAAAATATCTTTTGTGGCTCTTGCCAAGAAACCTGCAACTGCACCACCAAGTGGTCCGCCTGCCATAGCCGCTGCTGACGTTAGAATAGCAACTGCTACTGTTGCTTTTCCTGGATTTTCTTTTGCCCAATCACTTACTGCTGTTACAGCACTGACTGCTTTTGAATCTTTATCGCCAATTTTTTGTTTAAGTTCTTTAAACTTGGCATCCATGTTTTGTACAGGACCTGCTTTTTGAATTGCTGCGCCAAGATCGTCGATTTTTTTGTTTATTGCACTCGCTACTTTACCAACAGCATCAGCACCTTTACCTATTGCTGTTCTATTGCTGCCTGCATCAGTAGCACCCTTTTCAATGCTTGTGAATAAATTTTTAATTTGATCTGCTGAAAGATTTGCTTCAGTGACTATTTTTTCAACATCAGATACCCAAGGCTGGATTACCTTCTGTTCTAGCAATAGCATATCAGGATCGTTCCATCCTTCAGTAATATATCTTTTTTGTAATTGTTCTAATCTCATTTTTATAACATCTTTAATAGTTTTTGTTTGTCACCGGTACGCAGTGTGGCTATTTGTTTTTGTATTTCCGGAGGTACTTCTGCACCTTGAGATACATCTGATGCTGCCTGTGTACCACCTTGGGCTCCGCCTTGCTGTGCATTTTGAGGAGCAACTCCTGTTCCGGCATCTGCTTGTCCACCTTCGTCACGTGCAATTGCATTTCTTACCGCTGTCATGAATACACTATCTAATTGTTTATCTGTTAAAGTAACAGCAGCATTTTCTGATATGAAATTTGCTTCACTCCAATCTATTGATTGATTTGCTACCTGTTTGTTATCACTAGGCAGTGGAATTTTTTTCTTGCCGCCTTTAATTGCTAGATCGTTATCTGGATTACCTTGAGGTTGGTTCTGTGCAGGATTTTGCTTATCTGCAGGTGTTTGTGTATTATTCTGTGCAGTTTGCTGTGCATTTTTCTTAGCATTTGCATCCTTAGCACCTGCAGTCATCTTGGACATTTCTTGTTCTGCGTCACTTGTAGGATAGTTGTTTTTTCTTAAAAAATCTATTACTATTTGTGGTGTAGCATCTTTGCCTATTTTACCAAGATGTATGTTAAATTGTTTCTTTAGCCAGTTGGCTTCTTTGCCTACTTCTAAATTACCCTTGGCTTTATCACCTGTAGTACCTGGCACGAAAGATTTTGCTCTATCTTTCATACGTGATAAGAAGCCTTGTGGTGCTTCATCGAGCTGTTTTTCTTTTAGAATTTCGTTCAAACGCATTAATCTACATCCATAACTGTTATGTAATGTTATTTATTCAATTACACTGTTAGTAAGATCTAAAGATCTTATGCGTTTTCGCTTGCGCTCAACGCATTTTTTCTTCTTACATATTATATATGTGATTACAACAATTACGAAGTAATTTTGTTAGCATCATGTAGATAGTAGAGCCACAATTCGCCCGTTGCCGGACGAATTGGTTTGTTGAGCTTCATGTGAGTTAGCGTCACCAAACTGTTAAAGAAGATTTGTAACATATAGAGTGCATTAAACGTGTTAATGTATTCTATATAATACATCGGAGGCGGCAGACCGTCAACCCCCTACTTCAGCATTCGCAATATCCGCGGAAAGCAGTTAATCCCTAACAGTCGAAATCACTTGCTTTGTGGTTGTATCTTTTTCACAGAGCCACATCTTTTATGCCTGTAGTTAGCATTATCCTTGCAACGCACCAGTATCTGATCACACGAGTAGTGTGACCTCAAGGTGAGTCGAGGTACCTCGACCAAACAGTGTTGCTATTTTAAGCCTTGTTTTTGATGTGTCTTTCTAGGAGTGCCTTGCGCAATTTATCTGAACCGCCTACTCTAACATTAATAATGCCATTGTAATATTCATCTGACTCTAAAACTCTACGATCAAACTGCTCTCGTGCTTCAAGGTAAGACATTTCACCTCTACCATTACACATATAAAGAATTTCTCTTGTAAAGTTTTGTGGGCCTAGGGCTTCAACATCAGCCTGTAAGTTATCGGATGATCCCCAATAATCTTGCCAATCTGATTCTTTGTATCCACGCCTTTTGTTTTTCTTGCCTTTGAGAGGTGGTTTAGTGGTCTTAAATTTGGCTAGTTTTTTGCCTATGTATTTTTTATTATTTGTTTTGTTGGTAATAAGATATACAAAGCCTTCATATTCATCTGGTATGGAGTCTATTTCTTTGCCTTCAAATGTCCAACTAGGATTCGTCATCAGTCTTACTTACTTTCGAAGGTCGACCAACCATGCCTTTTCTGGATTTTTTTCTTTCTTGCCTTTTATCTTGTATTTCTTTTCTTCTTATACTAGCAAAGTTACGTATTTCTGACAGCCAAAAGCGTGATTTGATTCCTGCTTCGTCTGAACCTTTGTATTCAAAACGTTCTTGCCACTTAAAATAGTTTTGGAACGCTTCAATCATTTTGTCGTGACTGTCAGTTGCCATGTATTATTGGATTATTTCTATATCGTTTGAATATGAAGTAAATCCATTCTCCTTAATAACTTTAAGAACGTGATTTACACGCCCTGCTAAATCGTCTCTGTGAGAAATTAGGAACACATTTTTGCTTCTTTCACGTGTCATCTTTTTAAGAATACCAATACTGCTTTCAACACCTGCACTGTCCATGCCGCTGTCTACAAGTTCATCGATAAACAATAAATTTATACCGTGATATAATGATTCCCAAACGTCTCTAAATGCCCAACTTAGACTTAAAATGAGTCTATTTCGCTCACCTCTACTGAGGTTATCGAAGTCTAAGTCCTGTCCTAGTTGTGTAATAACCACCGTTAAATCGTTCTGAAATTCAACAATGTGTGGCAAACCTACTTTAGCAAGATAGTAAGTTAGGCGTTGATTTAGATATGCTAGATTCTGTTCAATTATCTTTTTACGCACAAAACTATCTTTGTTTGTAAGTAACTTGTATAAGAAATCCATGTGATCTTTTTCTTTTGTAAGATCATTCAGTGCTTCAAAACTTATTTCTTGTATTGCAGTTTCTTTCAAATCAGCAATTTGTTCAGAATACGGATTTTCTTCTGTACGTTTTTGTTCTAGTTCTTTCTGTAAACTTTCAACAGTATTCCGATGATTGTATGCCTCTTCAACACTATCATATTCTGTATGCGGACAACTTTCTAATTCGCCAATATCTGAAACAACTTTTGCATGTTCAGCATACTGTGTTTCATTAGTTGCAATTTGCTGTGCTGCTTCTTGTAATAACGCTTCTTTGTCTTTGAGAATTTCGTCTTGTTTTGCATCATGTAACTCTTGTCCGCATGCATAGCACTTGTGATCTTTTAGTGCAGCAATTTCCTTATCTAATTTTTTAATTAGTTTTTCTTGCTTGTCGTTGTCGGCAGTAATATTTGCCATCCAACGCTGTGCTTCATCGAGAGAACGTTTTTTATCGTTGAATCTCTCCCAACATTTATGTGCTTCAATTTCTGCTTCAATGTCAATACGTTCAAGTGCTGCAATACTTGCTTCTAAAGACTTTATGCTTTCTTGTTTTGTATCTTCCCACATACGCTGTTTGCGTTCTAGACTTTGAATATTTTCTTCTATTCTTTCGTTACTTGCTTTAACTGTTTCTATTCTAGTATTTTCTGCATTGATACTATCTCTATTAACTTTCATTTTCTCTCTTAGCACTTCTGCTTTTTCTGAAAGCATTGTAATACCAAGCAGTTGTTCGATAATAGCACGTTGATCATTGTTCTTCATTGACAGGAATGGTTCGGTATATGTGTTCAAAGCAAGGATATGCTTGAACATATCGTGACTCATTCCAAAAAGTGCTTCGATGTCTTTCTGTGTCTCTCTACTATCACCTTGTGCTTCGTCAGTATCTGTAGGTTCTTGTTCAGTTCCGTTAACAGTAAACTTCAGAACATTGGGCTTTCTGCCTCTGTGTATGCTATATTCTATTCCATCTTTTTCAAAATCGATAGTAACCAACATGCCCTTGCCGTTAATCTTGTTTATAAGATTATCTCTTTTAATATTTGTAAGAGCATTTCCGTAGATTGCATAACTTAATGCGTTGACAATAGTAGTTTTACCAGTGCCGTTTCTGGAACCGCTACCGTCACCGCCTAAGTCTAGGTTTTCACCTAACACAAGTGTAAGTTCTCCTTTATCAAAATCAATTGCTTGAGTTTGATTGCCTACACTCATAAAGTTTTTTACTGTTATGTTTTTAATTCTTATCATAGGTCTCGATAAATCTCCGTAAGCATACGCCTGTCATAGGTTTCGCTGTCTAACTGTTCAATCTGATTGAGTACAATTGTGTCAACACTTTCAAACGAAAGATCAATAGGATCAACGTTTGATTCAACTTCTACCTTTTCAGGTATTAGCATTAGTTCCCGTAATTTAAACTGCGGAATAAATTGTTCTTTGATAAAGTTTGCTTCTTCAAATGTAATTTGCACGTCAATTGTTACTCTAGCATGCATGTTTTCTGTTAGATGATCTTCTGGTTTTTCAAGCAACTGCGAAAGTTTGAAAGTTCTAAACACAGGTTGCTTAGGCCAGGTCTTGTATTCTGGCTTGCCACCCCAGTCTAAAAACATCATACCACGTTCGTCATCCCATGCATCTGCATAGTTGTGTGGAAATGCGTTACCAATATATGTTACATTTCCTTTGGTTTGTCTTTTGTGGAAGTGTCCAGAGAACACATACTCTTGATTGACAAAGTGATCTGGTTGCAGTTCTCCATGATCGGGCATTTCTATCATAGCATTCATTTTAAAATATGGTAATTCAAAGTGTCCAAACACATATCTGCTTTTTATATCTTTAACACCTTTCCATTCTTCTCCAACCAGCCACGGAAGCAATGTAACATCACCTTCTGTAAACTGTTCTGTAATAGGAACAATGTTAGGAAACAGTCGCATAAACTCAACACTGTTGATTTCACGTTTGTCTTTGTAAAACAAATCATGGTTACCAACCATAAAATAAGTTTTTTCAAATGTTTCGTTGAGTCTTTCTAAATTAGAAACTGTATAGTTCATTGTGCTGACATCAGTAGTCGCACGGTTATGGTGCCAGTCTCCTAAAAAGATACAAGTTTCAGCACCAGCGGCTTTTGCTTCTTTGCAAAACCACTTTACAAATTCTTCACAATCTGTATTGTGAATCCTGCTACCTGACTTCATACCAAAGTGAATGTCGGTAAAGCAGGCTGCTTTCTTAAATAACGGCATTTATTCTCCTTGCTTTATAGTGTAACGGATATCTTTAATAATGTCAAGATTTTTTCTTATCTTTATCGTGATTAGGATGTGAATCTGAATTCTGTCTAGTCCAACTCGGATTCATTCCGTTCATTTCTAGTATGTCATCCCTAATATTTTGGTTGCGTTTTTCAATATTAATGATTCTAACAAATGAATTGGTTACAGCCGCAGTATAATAGGCAAATGGATTTTGTGATTTTGATTCATCAAATTGCAATCCGATCTGTGCTAATTGTAAAATTGCCTGTCCTTTCATTTCGTCATTGTAAGTATAGCCACGCACATTACCTCTTGTGGCGTATCGTTCGCATAGTTTCATCCACATTCTAGCAAGTTCGTTTGTGGCCTTACCTGCTTTAGGATTAAAGAAACCGTTTTCCATCCCACCTTCCCAATGACTTTTGCCAACACATTTTAAATTGTCCTTCTCATCAAATTTCCAATGTTGAAATGGTGGAAAGTTTACTTTAACATGTCTGTCAGCAGTTGTCTTCTTTGTTTTTTTGCGTGATAAATCTTCTGGAATATGTTCGAATGTCATAATACGGAAAATTAAATCCGTTTTTTGCATTTTTCTATAATCTATATCGAATTCTTTTGCAGGAATTTTTTTACCGGCAGCCTCTACGGCTGCTTCGTGATTTGCTTTTGCGAGTCTAGCAGCACGATTTCTTTTTGCTTGTGCTATAGATCGTATGTTAATTTTTTCAAGACTTGGCAGAATAATGTCGTATTGATGGTATTCAGGGTCGACAAAGGAGCAGAAAGCGGATTTACTTTTGTGTATTTGTGCCAATAAGTCTCTGTTGTTTAGATATTTGACTTTTTTCATAATTTTTGAAGTTCTCCTAATATTTATTATAATAGCACATAATGAAAGAAATAAATAGAGTAAAGTAATCAAAAGATGAGGAAATATTACCAAAATGGCATTATCAGTTAATCCGGTATCGCAGTTAGTACAAAAAGTGGATGCAGAAGTCAGTGCTGCAATAGAAGCAGTAGAGACAGGTGCGCCTAAAATAGGCAACGCCTTAGAAAAAGCAAAACTAGATGCCAAACTAGCTCAACTAGGCGGAGACCTAGGTAGTGGTCTCAACATGGCCACAGCAACCGGCAGCGAACTTTTAGAAAATGTTACAACTGGAATGGGTAGTGTTGTCAATAATAATCTTGGAGGAGGTCTTCCAGATAGTCTTGCAGGGATAGATGGAGCAGCAGAGGCTG